TGGGAAGAGATCGACAATTCCGACGGCGACGTGTTCGAGGTTCGCACGTCGACGGCTCGAGTCCAGAAGCTCGAGCGCATCGACGGCTCGCTCTGGTCCCGCAACGTCGAGTATCGGGTGACCTGGGACGATGGCTACACGGTGGCGCCGGCCGACATTCGCGCCGTGATCGTCGACGCCGTGAAGGCCATGCACGATGCGCTTCTCTCGGAATCGGGCGTGGGCACGATCAAAAGCGAAACGATCGGCGATTACTCTTACACGCTCGACTTCTCCGTGGCCTCTGGTGCGCTCGAGGGAACGTCGATCGGCGAGGACACCATCAACCGCTGGCGGAGGGTGCATAGGTGACGAGCTTTCTCCAGGCGCAGGAACAGACGGGGAGCCGCGGAGCTCCGCCGAGGGAGTACCTGACGGCCGCTCGCCGTGTGACCGTGGCGGAAATGCTGGCGCTCGACGCCTCGCCGATTGTTCTCGTGCCGGCGCCGGGTCCTGGCAAGGTGATCGTTCCGACAAGCGCCATCGCTCGAGGCGAGGGCGGGACGCCCTACAACCAAGGCGCCGGGAATCTCGCTATCCGCTTCGAAGATCCCGGCCTCGGGGGTGCGTTCATGGTCATCGACAGTATCGCCGGAGCCGATGCGCCGTTCGTCAAGTTCATCCCGAGCAACGCCGGAATCGCTGATCTCTTCGAGGATCAGGCGGTCGTGCTGGCCACGGATCTTCCCGGCGGCGGCGAGCTGACCGAGGGCGACTACGAGATCGAGATCCGTCTCGAGTACCAGATCGTCGAGCTCTGAGCCGTGGCGCGGCCGTCGATCGATTCACTCTTCGACCATGACGTGCGGGTCTGGCGTCCGACGAAGGAGCGCTCAACGCTCGGCGTCGAAGAGCGGACGTATCAGGTTCACATTGCCGAGGCTCGGTGCAAGGTCAACCGACCCACGGCGCCGAGCTCCGACACTGGGCCCGGCATGGCGCCGACCGGAGCCCGCCGACTTTACATGCGGCCGGACGTCGACGTTCAGGCTCGAGACCTCGTCGAGCTGACCGCCGGGCCCGACGCCGGGAGCTTCTGGGAAGTCGACCAGCTCCCGAGCCGTCCCATGGGCCACCACACCCAGCTCGATTGCATAGCGTGGAACGGAGTCACGCCGACCGAGGAGAGTTGAACCAGACGGTGGCAGCGATGCCGGCGGAGTACTGGGAGAACCGTCAGGGCCTCGCCTATTACCAGACCGTCCGCCAGATCCTCGAAGCGGCGAGCGAGGGCGGGCTCGGTTCGATCCTCGACGTCGGGAGCTGGGACACCCCGGTGGCCACCTGGGGAGACTTCCGCCGGCGCTACGCCATCGACCTGGGGAAGGCGCCCACGCTGCCGGGGGTCGTCTCGGTCGTCGGCGACTTCCTGAGCTGGCGCCCGCCGGAGCTCATGGACGTGGTCACCTGTCTTCAGGTTCTCGAGCACTTGCCCGACGGGACCGCCCAGCGGTTCGGCCGACGCCTCCGCGCCGTCGGGCAAATGATCGTCGTTTCCGTGCCGTATATGTGGCCTCGAGGGGCGGAGCCGGATCACTTTCAAGATCCGGTCGACCTCGAGAAGCTCGAGCGCATCATGGGCGCTCCCGCCTCCTTCTCGAGCGTGATCCCTGACGGGCCAAAGTCGACGCGACCGCGGCTGGTGGCGATATGGAGACGCTGACGATTGTCTCGAGCTGTGCCGGCTACGGCCAGTACCTCGACGACTGGGCGACCTCGATTCTCGAGCTCACGCAGAAGCCGGGAGCGGTCCGGCTCTTCACGCACGGCTCGCCGGAGGAGTACCGCTTCGGCGCTCGAGCGATCAGCCGTATCGCCGCGGCTGGGATAAACTGGGGGCACGATCACAGCCCGGCGCAGCTGGACTTCGGGTCAGCTCGCAACCGAGCGGTGGCCATGAGCTCGAGCGAATGGGTCATGCATCTGGACGCCGACGACATGCTCATGCCTCACGCCCTCGAGGACTTCGAGCGGATCTCGTCGAAGGCGGACGTGATCGGCGCCGGATACGAGCGATGCGGCGACCTCCGCGCCGGGCCCTCGAACATGAAACGCCTGTACGCCTCGGCGAACGGGCTCGAGGCGCTCGAGTCGGTCGCCCCCTGCAGCGGCGTCTCGCCGTTCCGCCGGTCCTTCTGGGTTCAGTCGCCCTACCGAACCGACATGCTCGGCGCCTGGGATACGGCGCTCTGGATCGGTTTCGCGCGGCTCGGCGCTCGGTTCCGACCGACGCCTCGGCCCGTCTTCTGGTATCGGCAACACGCCGACAGCATCTACAACCGCCGGCGGAAGATCATCGACTGGACCCACGTCCGAACGACCACGCAGCTCAAGCACCTTCGCCGCGGATACGAGGGCGTCGGGTTCATCATCCCTCGAGCGCCGGAGGATCAGCCGGACCGGGTAGCGGCGTGGGGCTGTCTCCGGCGACAGCTCGAGCGGTCCTTCCCGAGCTCGACGATCGTCGAGGGTTTCAGTCCGGCCGGGAGCTGGTCGAAGGGCGAGGCTATCGCCGACGCCCTGACCCGATCGACCGCGGCGACTCTGGTCGTCCTCGACGCCGATTGCCTCGTGCCGGCGGAGGCGCTCGCCTGGGCGATTGCCCTGGTCGTCTCCGGCAAGGCGCCGTGGGCGGTTCCGCACGGCCGGGTTCTCCGGCTGGATCCGGCGACAACCGCCGACTGGATCGGGCGCCTCAAGAGCGAGCCGAAGGCCTTCCCCCACGGAATGCCGGAGCTCGACCCTGAGCGGCTCGCCCGTCCGGCGTATGCCGGTTTCCCTGGGGGCGGGTGTTTCGTCGTCCCACGGGCCATCTACGAGGCGGCAGGGGGCATTCCCCGAGCTTTCCGCGGCTGGGGATCCGAGGACCAAGCCATTGGCGCCATTCTCGACTGTCTCGCCGGGCCCCACGTCAGGCTGCAGGGCGACCTCGTCCACCTTTGGCACGAGCCCCAGCCGACGAAGAGCCAGCGGACCGGCAACCACCAGCGGTTTTCGGCCGTTGCCGGAGCTGCCCGGCGCGGCCGCGAGGAGCTCAGGGACGTCCTCCGCCAGCTCGAGGAGCTCCCAGCGGCTCGAGCTGAGCACCGAAAGCGGGGTTATCTTGCCGCAACCGGAGGAACAGCGAGGCGGCGGTGATCAGTTTCGACGCGGGCGAGTGGGAAGGACTCGAGGGCATGGGTCTCGAAGAGCTGACGAAGCTCCGCGCGCCGTCCGAGCTCGCCATCGACCGAGCCGGCCTGTATCTCGAGAGCGAGGTAAAGCGCACCCTCGGACCGGAGGGCGGTCCCAGGACAGGCCGGATCTACGCCGTTCCCGCCTCGAGCGCTCGAGGACCGAAGGGCGGGCGCCGGAAGAATCCGCCCAGGCACCAAGCCTCGGCGCCGGGTGAACCGCCGGCGGTCCTCTTCGGGACGCTCCGGCAATCGATCCACCACTCGCCGCCGAAGTGGGAAGGCTGGACCGTCTCGACCGAGGTCGGGACCAACCAGCCCCAGGCTCGGCGCCTCGAGTGGGGCGGGGTCGACAAGCGCGGCGTTCGGATCTTGCCGAGGCCGTACATGGAGCCGTCGACGCTCCGAGCTGAACCCCAGATCGAGGCTATCCTCGAGGGAGCGGTGCGCGGATGATGTGGGACCGAGTCATTGCCCGGCTTCTCGAGGTTCTCCTCGCCGACGCGAAGATCGATGAGCTCTTCGGCGACCGGATCCGCATGACGGGCAGCGGCGAATCGCCGACCCCGCGGGACTCGCTCCTCGAGTTCATGCTGATTGCCGACACGGAGCGGGAGATCGACGCCCCGTGCGTCATTCAGTTCGACGTGTGGGCGCCGACGATGGACGCCACGGCCGCCGGCGAGCGTCGACTTCGCCAGCTCTTCAACCGTGAGCTCCCGGTCGATTATGGCGAGGGACCGATGTGGGCTCAGTACGTCGACGGCTCGACGCTGGCCTCGCCAAACCGCGACGGATTCAGCGGCCGAGGGGTCAGGTTCCGGTTCACGCCGTTGCGGGAGCGGTACGCTCGATTAGCCCCGAGCTGAGAGGTTGCATAATTTGTCGGAGTCGTTCACCACTTTCTGAAGGAGACCAGCCGTGCCCAGTTACGAGGTTCTCGACGTAGCCGACCAACTCCGGTCATTCGGCCGCGGCGTTGTCTTCTACGCCGACAAGTGGGACCGTGTCACCCCGCTCGCCCTGGCGCACCTGGGCGACACCGAAGGCGATATCGTCATCAACACGAATGGCGAAACCGCAACCCTGACGCTCCCCGAGCTCACGGGTCCGGCCGCACACGAGACGGACTTCCTCGGCGAAAACCCGACGATCGAAGTCCCGCTCTATCTCGCCGACCCGGCGCTCTCGGCGATCGTATCGCCGCAGGGAACCGTCAGCGGCGGGCGCTCGAGGCGTGGCAAGGTGAAGGAGTACACCTTCGTCATTTTCCCCGAGGCGCTCTTCGTCGGTGACGATCCGGTCACCAACCTGCCCGAGCGTCGCGTCCTGAACTTCGGCGCCGGCGTCTGGACGATCGACGGCAACCCGCTCACGGCCGACGAGCAGGCCCTCCTCGACAACGCCTTCTGGCTGTGGCGCGGCTCGTTCTCCCGTCCGTCTCGCCGCTTCCGCGGTGGAGCTGGCGACGAGAAGAAGAACATCGAGACCGTGACCATTCAGGGCATGTACCACGCAGACATGCCGGACGGCGCGCGGCTCTATCATATCGGCGATCCCGCCGACATTGATGTGAACCTCGAGGGCGAGTCGTGATCGAATTTGCCCCGACCCAGCCGGCCGAAATGGCGCGGCGTCATGCGGCTCGAGCTGCCAAAGCTCGGCCGGCTGGGACGAAGGCGTCGAAGGTCGAGGCCTCGGCCGCGGCTCGAGCTCGGAACGTCGAGCCGATCCTGTCGCTCGGCGACACCGAGTACTTCCACTTCCGCGGGCGGGCGTTCGGGGTGCCCCCCCTGCCATGGAAGGCGGGCCAGCGCATTTCCGATTGCCAGGCTCGAGCCCTCAACGCCATGGCGCTCCTCAGCGCCAACCCGACCGACCAGCAGACGCGCAACGAGTACTACTCGGCGCTCGCTCAGCTTCCCGCCCTCCTCTGGGCGAATTGCCGACCGACCGGCAAAGTGAAGCGGTTCCTGAAGGCAACCCCGTTCCTTCGCTACGTCCTCCGCAACCCGTTCGACTCAGCGACGGATCGAGAGCTTCTGGAGCTCACCGATTTTTTCTCCTCACGCCGGATGAAGTCCGGCGCCCAGCCTACGCCGATGCTGGCCCGCCCTCGCCGGCCGACCTCCTCGACGAGCTCGTGACGTTCGCCGCTCGGCTGCCGACGTGGATCGGCGCCGACGGCTTCCCGCTCTCGTGGAGGCACTGGATCTATGGGCAGGCGTGGATCGGCCGAGAGCACCAGCGGGAACAGCTCCGAATCGCTCAGGCCCATCGCTGGGCCGGGTTTCAGAAGAGCGACTTCGAGACGCTCCAACGTGACATCGAAACCGTGACGGGGGTACCGAAGAATGCCAGCAGGTAACACGCTCCGAGGCCCCGCCGGTCCTCGAGGCCCTCGAGGTCCAGCCGGACCGAAAGGCGATCCCGGTGGAGGCGGTGGCGGTGGCGGTGGCTCGACCTGGTATGACGGCGCCGGCGCTCCGGCTGGTGGCCTCGGCGTCGACGGTGATTACTACCTCCGGACCTCGAACGGTGACGTTTACACGAAAGCCGGCGGGGTCTGGTCCGTCACGGGGAATATCAAAGGCCCGGCCGGAGCTCCCGGCGCGGATGGAGCTGACGGCGCCGACGGTGCGCCGGGTGCGCCGGGTGCGGATGGCGCCGACGGAGCCGACGGGGCAGACGGAGCGGACGGCCTCGGTTTCGAGGGCGGGCCAGCTCCGGCCTATCCCACAATCGGCAACACGCTCTACGAGCGGTGGGTGTTCGATGCGCCGAACGTGACGCTCGTCGATGGCCGGATCTCAGTGGCGACCGGCATCGTCAACGGCCGCACGTTCACGCAATCGACCGCGGCGAATCGGCCGAGGTTCTACCCGCGGCGATTCAATGGCGGGTTCGGGTGCGCCTACTTCAACGGGCTCTCGCACCGAATGGTCCACGTTGCCGCGGCGACGAAGGCCGTCCCGTTCACGATCATTGCCGTCCTCGAGGACTACACGGGCGGAACGGGCAACCAGAACCTCGTCAACACGGGGAGCATTATCTGGTTCACGTCGGCGGGCAACTGGGTCTGCTATGCGGGCACGGTCGCCCAGCACACGACCTCCGGCTCGCTCGGCTCGACGACTCCGCTTCTCGACGGCGGGACGAAGCACCCCGTGTGCGGCATCGAGGTCTTCAACGGTGCCAGCTCGGTCGTGAATGCCTACGGGACCGAGCAGACGGTGAACAGTGGCGCGGCCGCGAATGCCCTGACCAATGCGGCGAACGTCTGGCTGTGCGACGACGGCGCCGGCACGGGCTGGGCTCGAGCGAAGATCCGCGAGCTCATTTTCTACGAGGGCGTGATCGGCTCGACCGACCGCGCGGCTCTGATCACGTACTTCTCGCATCCGGCCGTTGCCGGGATCCCCTCGCCCATCTGAGGACCGACCATGGCTGAAGGCAACGTCATCCAGAAAATCATTCGGCTGATCCTCGACCGGAAAGCAGCCGACGATGTCGAGAAGGGCACGAAGGAGACGACGGGGAAAATTGACAAGGCGTGGGGCGACCTGGCGAAGAAGGTCGCCGGGTACCTCGGCGTTGCCTTCCTCACGAAGAAAGTCCTCGACTTCGGGAAGGCCGCGGTCGAGGAAGCCATCGCCAGCGAGGCCGCATGGTCCGACCTCGCCGGAACAATCGCCGCCAACGGCGAGGAGTTCGACAAGCTCGAGCCGAAGCTCCGCGCCATGGGCGATGCGTTTCAGGACGCCTTCGCCATCGACGACGACAAGTTCGCCGGCGCCCTCTCGAGGGTGATCACGCTGACGGGCGACGTCACGGCGTCGACCAACAACATGGGCCTCGTGGCGAACGTCGCCGCGAAGTTCTTCAACGGTGAGCTCGAGCCCGCGGCCAACCTCGTGGCGAAGGCCATGAACGGCAACGTGGCAGCACTTCAGAAGATGGGCATCAAGGCGACCGACGCCCAGCAAGCGCTCGAGATCCTGGCGCAACGCTCCATGGGTGCGGCCGAGAAGCGGGCCATGACGTTCGCCGGTCAGCTCGAGAGCGTGAACAATCTCTGGGGCGACTTCCTGAAGGACACGGGCAACGCCATCATCCAGAGCGAAGGTGCGGCGACGGCCTTCAACGCCGTGCGCGCGGCGATTCAGGTCATGACGGAATGGGTCGGCCGCAACCGAGAGAGCATCGCCCTCTGGGTAACTCGAGGCGTGAACTTCGCCATCGATGCGGCCGACGTTCTCTATCGGGCGCTGGTCGGCGTGACGAAGATCCTCGCCGGCGGTCTGCAGACTTCGCTCGCCCTCGCCGGCAAGGCCATCGCTATCTCGGCCCGCGGCTGGGTCGGAATCGCCAACGCTGCCTCGCTCTTCCTCGAGACGATCGGCGCGAAAGAGACGAGCGATAAGCTCGACAACATGGCGGGCTCGCTCCTCGCCCAGGCCGACGCCCTCGACCGCTGGGCCGATGCCGCTCTGAAGGCGGGCTCGGACAAGGTCTTCTCCGGTCTCGAGCGGCTGGCCACGAAGGCGTTCACGGCCGACCAGTTCAAGCCGGGAGCTCAGGGACCGAAACCGGGTGCGAAGGTGCCCGTGTTGGCGCCCCAGATCGGGAAGAACGCCGAGCTCTCCGACGTGGAGAAGGCCTTCGCCAAGTTCGACGCGACGCTCGCCAAGGCGAAGGCGACGATCTCCGGAACGGGCGCCGAAATCCAGTTCCTCGAGGCTCAGGCCAAAGCGCTCGAGACGATCATGGACGACCTCACCAACGCCGGCGTGAAGCCGACCGACGAGTGGATGAAGTTCTTCGGTCAATCGCTGAAGGAGGTCAACGCCCAGATCGAAGAGGCGAAGAAAATGGAGACCCTCCGGAAGGACTGGGAGGACTTCAATCAGGCGACGATGGCGGCGGGGCTCACGATGGACGCCAACGCCACCAGCCTTCAGAAGATGCAAGCGGAGGCGAACCGCCTCACGTCGACGATCCAGAAGCTCATCGCCGACGGGATCGATCCTCACGACAAGGCCCTGCAGGATCTTGTCGACCGCCTCCACGAGGTTCAGGGCGCGATCGACGAAGAGACGAGCGCCATGCAGTTCCAGCAGCAGGTAGCGGGCGAGCTGGCGCAGGCGCTCTTCGCCTCGTTCGGCGGCGGGCTCGGTCCGTATGCGCGGATGAAGGCAAAGCAGAACTACCTCGAGGCGACCGAGAACGGAATCCGCGCCGTCCTCGCTGCCCTCACGGGGTTCGGCGCCCTTCACGCCGGCAAGTACGCAGCGGCCGCGGCTCAGCATG